GATGAGCTTGCCGGTATCCGGGAAGTCGAGCCGGTAGTTGTCGGCAGGGAAGCGCCACCCGCAGAAGAGGCATTCTGGACCGCGCGGAAGGATCTTGCGATTATCCGGCAGTGGGCGCAAGCCCAGCAGGTCTCACCATGGGCCCTACTCGGAGAGATCCTAGCTGAAGTCATAGCCCGTGTACCACCGACATTCGTACTGCCACGGATCATCGCCGGATACGGCACACTCAATATGCTTATCGCGCTAACCGGCAATTCATCGGCCGGTAAAGGTGGCGCATCATCCGTCGCTGAGGACGCTGTCACATACGGTGAGCCAGCACTGCTAATGAGGCCCGACCGCATCCCACTAGGAAGTGGCGAGGGCCTAGCCAAGAACTACGGCTACTGGCGCAGAGACACCGGCCTTACCCGGTGCGCTTATACCTCAATCCCCACCTGTTACGAGATAGACACATTCACAGCCATAGTCGAGCGAGGCGGCGCAACACTCACGGCTGAGCTACGTAAGTTCTTCAGTGGAGAGACGCTAGGCTTTGGTTATGGCGGCCAGGATAAGCGGATCATCATACCTAAATACTCATACCGTGGCGTACTTATCGCCGGAGTCCAGCCAGAACAGTCAAGCATTATCCTCAACGATACCGGCTCCGGATTCGCGCAGCGCTGGTTCTTCCTTGACGCTACCGATCCATACGCACCTGATAGCGAGCCCGATAGGCCAGCCTCGCTCGAATGGACGCTGCCGCGAGAGCTTGATGAACTCGATGTCGAAGCAGCCAAGCCACTTCAGGTAATGGATATCTGCGCGAAAGCGGAGGAAGAAATCAAGCTGAACCGGAAACAGAACCTACGCGGAAACGGAGATAAGCTCAGAGGTCACGCACTCTACACGCAGGAGAAATTTGCCGCAGGCCTCGCCCTACTCGCTATGCGTACTGAGATTACCGAGGAAGACTGGGACCTCGCAGCCTACGCAATGCGGAAGTCGGATATGATCCGGGCTCGCTGCGAGCACGAGCTAGAACAGAAGCGATACGGACAGGCCTGGGCCCAGGGAAAGGCAGAAGGTATCAAGCAGACAGCCGCAGAAGACTCACGCGAGCTAGAGCAGAAGAAACGAGTAGCAAGGCTTGTTATGAGTCACGTTCCGGCTACCGGACGTATATCAAGAGGCGCACTCGGGAAGAAAATGCCCGCTGACCGGGAAATCCTACAGAAAGTGCTGCCTGAACTGGTCTCGCTGAAGCTGCTAATCATGGAGAATGACACATATCAGGGCCGTTCAGTCGATTATTACAGGAGGCCCGGAAAATGATAAAATCATAGGGTAATTTCCATAGGGTAAAATTACCCTATGAGCGTCCCTCCGGAGCCTCTTTATATATATAAACCCCCTATTTTCACGTAAGATATATAGAGCGAGAAAGCGGACCATAGGGTAACGTTACCCTATGAAATTTACCCTATGAAAACCAGGAGATAAAATGCTAATAGTAGCGGTAAAACCGCTCTCCGGAGGGCTGGACTGGGAATGGCCTACTACATACGGCCCTTTCGAGAGCGAAGATGATGCAAACCGGTTCGCTTTCAGGCTCTGTAGCGACTGGATTAAGGCCGGTGACTCTGAACTAGTGGTAAAAGTACTGAACGTATACTCACCGGATCCAGATACATCAGCAATACCAACTCCTGGTGGATGGGATGAATTCCGGACGGAAGTTATCCGCCGCTCAATCCTCCGCGCCGGAACCGGGCCGGACACATAACAAAGTGCCCCGCTATGAAGTCGATGTTCGCGTACTCCGCGTGGCAGAACCTGCAGCATACCGGCTCGTACTCGCTCGCGGATACAAAGATGAGGCCCGGAGCCAGTAGCTCCGGAACCTCATCCTCATCCGGCTCGCTCATACCGGAGCCTGTGGGCCTTCCGGAGTCCGGTACTGAAAGTGCGCCGCGAGGTATTCCGCTACCGCTCGCGTACGCTTGTCGCTGTTGTAGTTGTTCTCGAATGCGAGGCTGATAAGCTCATCGGCCTCCAGCCGGTACGGAAGGCCCTGGACGGCTCTCCGGTCGGCCCTGCGGTTTACGCGGGCTCTCTCGGCCGGAGGCGTGATCTTGTGAAGGCTGGCGATGTACGCCTGTCCGGCCGGAGTGCCAGCCCGCTCGTTGAGATCGGCCGCCTCCGATGCGGAGAGCGGACGGTCACCATATTCCGGGATAACGTCGCCCTCGTAGAATTTGTGCTCTTCTGGCATGTTACTGTCCTTTCTGCGTTGCCTTAAGGCTGATAACCCGGAGCGGGCTCGCCGTCTGATAGCAGCCCTCTACTCCCATGTAATCATTCTCGGGATCGGGCTCATACGAGCCCAGCGGCTCTACCGCGTAGATATACACATCCCGCCAGTAGCCGAGAATTTCAGCAAATTCCTCGTTACCGAGGAAATCCGCCCAGTATTCTGCGGCCGTCATATTGTCGGAAAAGAACACATGCTCCATCGGCTCATCCGCAAAGTTCGCGGGAAAGCCTATGGAGACTAGCTCGCCGTCTGCTAGCCGTGCCGGGCTCGCGTGGTAGTACGTCATGTCGCCTTCCGTCTGGACCGGAGCCCTAGGGAGGAACCGCACTCGGTGGGGGCTGCCCACTCTGCTCTATACCGGCCCGGAGGCCGGAGCGGCTGCCTTACGCGGACGGAACGGGCCGGAAGTCCTCTCAGCACCCGTCATATCCCTGTTCCCTAGGGCTCCGGTAGCTCTCTCCAATTGTAGCCTAGATCCGGCCGTTACGCTACCGCGAGAGCCGGAGTCAGGCGGCCAGTCCGGGCGAACGTCGCGGCTACCCTCGCAGCAACCTCATCGGCCGAGAGGCCGGCATCGTCCGAGCGGGCCAGGTTACACGGGCGGCACGCGGGCTGAACATTGTCACGCCGGTAGCTACCGCCGCAGTCCTTCCGGTCGGCCTCTACGGTCGCGTAGGTAAGCTCGCAGTCGCAGAACACGCAGGGTACGCTCTCGCCGTTCCCGCCAAAGCCCGCAATCTCGGACAGCATCCACAGCTTCCGGGCCTTCCGGTCCTTTGAGTTTCCGCGCTTGTCGCCACCGGCTCGCATTTCGTCGCCTTTCTCGCTTGCCTACGGCAAGCGTACTCCATCTGCACCAGAAGGGAAGCGGAAACCGGAAGTTTCCGGTAACGTGTACATAACGTTCACCGGGCTGGCGTATAATCATGGCTAGTCATGGTGCGAGCAGGAGGGAAAGGCGATGCGCGCTCTGGCCACGTATGCGGGCTGCTTCCTAGCGGGAGCCCTCGCGGCCACGGTCGGCCTCATCGTGTACTCCGGCCTGTTCCTGCAACTCGCGTACGCCGTGAGGCATGTATGAGCTGGTGGGAGGTCGCGCTGATAGCGGTAGGGTCTGCGGCCGTCGCCTCTTTCGTGACGTACTGCGTGGTACTGCTCTGGATAGGCGGAAGGATGTTCAATCCGTGACCGGCTCCTGGCGTTCCGAGCCGCTACCTCCGGGATGGGCCACGATCCGGTACGAGATCCTAGCCCGCGATCCGGTCTGCCGCTGGGGATCGCTACCGGGCGAGGAAGGCCCGTGCGGCCAGGACTCGACTGACGCAGACCACATCGGGCCAGCCTGGGATCACCGGCCAGAGAAGCTACGCGGCCTCTGCCATCCCCACCACGTCGCGAGGTCGGCCGGCCAGGGCAGGGCAGTCCTAGCGGCACGCCGCTCGCTCCGGTTCCGCCCACAAGAAAGGCACCCAGGATGGCTGTGACGATTCTCCCGGTGAAGCTCTCGACTACCGAGCCAGTCTCAGCGTCCGCCATTGTCGAGGAATGCCCTGAATGCCTAGCACTAGTCCTCCAGCGTCGCCTGGAGGCCCACCTGGAGAAATGCCGTGGATAAGTCGCCGGAATCGAATGGGCTCTGGCAGCTTCCCGGAGGCTACCGGCCGGTTAAGCTGAACCCGGAATTCATCGAGGCAACAAGGCAGCTTAACGCCTCATTCGCATATATGGCCCAGAGGCTCAGCGAGGCATTCCAGCCGCTATTCGATGCATTCGGCCAGGCCTTCAGCGATGAGGCCCGACATAGGCCAGATGATCCAGAATGGTAGGCGACGGGCACAGGTGGTGCTGTTTCTGCGGCCGCGTGATTACAAAGCACCAGGAAATGGCCGAGACTCGATTTGGAGCAGCTCATTCGGCCTGCACAGAAAAGCGCACACATTGCGTGCAGAACACCAGGGCCTATGCGTCAAGGTCTCGGTCCAGGAGGACCCTAGGGGTACACCCCCACCCCTACAGGCATCGAAGGCTCTCCTGTTTCCAGGAGATTCCCTGCGCTAGGCGCGAGCCGCTAGAGGCATCACGCATCATAAGGACAGGCCTTCCTTTCATCACAGGGCTCTACTTTTCACGAGAGGGCTCTACTTTTATCAATGGGGGCTCTACTTTTATCGAGGGAGTCTTATATGAGACGCCTAGCCCTCCCTGCTATAGCCTCGCTTATCGTAGCGCTAGGCATTACCACCCCTATGCTGGTGAGTAATCCGGCCGCAGCCCTCCCGCAGCAGCACCCTACCTGCCATCCCTGGGGTCACTGCCGTACGTCCGGCACGCCTACCCCTACGCCTACCACCCCTACACCATCGCCTACGAATACCACCCCTACCGGGACACCTACGCCAACGCCAACAACCACCTCCCCTAGCCCTAGCACAACGCCTACGCCTACAGGGACTGCCTGCGTTATCCACCTGGGTGGCTCCTGCGGGGCGTACTCCTGGAACGTAATGGATAACGGCTTCAATTCCTACGTCGCGGATCAGAGCGTAGGGCCGCAATCGGGCACTCAGGAAACCATTACCGCGAATAGTGCCACCTCCTGGGCCGATCTCGCGAATGACGTTCCCTACGGCTACACCGGAGTCCAGACCGCACCCCAGACAAACCAGCTCATGAATGATTACTGCCCCGCGAATCACGACTGGGCCGATCCGGTCTGCGCCTCAAATCAGACCGAAACCGATACGCCATTCTCAGCGCTTTCCAGCCTCCGGATTTCCTACGCGGAATCGAGCCCGCCAGACGGCGTAGCGCAGGGACAGGGTATCTATGAGTACGGCATCGACACCTGGCCGGATAATTACTCAAACGATATCATGACGTGGACCGATACGAGCTTCACCCGCTGTACGCAGAATGGGATGAATGCATCGAACATTCTGGGGCAGATGCCGCTGGGCGGCCAGAACTTTACGCTGTACCATTTCGGGACGGAGCTAATCTTCATTCTCGATGGTACCAGTAGTACAGATCCGGTCGATACCGGAACCTGCGCCCGGCAGACAAGCGGCACTATCGACGTACTAGGCGAATTCCAGTGGCTGGCTGCGAACAAGTTCATTCCGGGCCTAGGCCCGATGGGGCTTATCGTGCCGGCTCTCTGGGAGGTCACCTCCGCGAACAATGCGAAATTCACCGTCAGCAGCCTTTCCCTTACCATTACGGCGGCATTATGACTAAGCCTAGGAAGCAGCCTGAGAAAAGAGGCGGTGCTGCCACCTCCGCGATCGATGACCCGCGCTTTATCGCTATCGCAAAAGGCACATCACGCCGCAAGGGCATTCCTATTCCAGGAGCCGACCCATCATGGAACCCAATAGTCCAGAGCTGGTTCCGCTCTCTTACGCTATCGGGCCAGAGTGATTTCTATGAGGCTTCCGACTGGGCTACCGCAGTCCTGGCCGCAAAGGCATATGACATATTCCTGAAGACATACAATGCCGGAATTCTCGGCAATTTCGTGCGCCTATCGGAGCGGCTAGGCGTAACCATTACAGACCGCAAGCGCAGCCGGATAGAGCTTGATGATCCGGAAGGCATAGACCAGGATGAGGAAGCAGCAGACGCCGCAGTAATCGACTGGCAGGGAAGACTAGGAATAGTGAGGGAGAACAATGGCTAGCAAATCATTCACTGCTACCGCTACCGGAGCCGTAGCAGGGCCACTTGACGCCGGAGCCGGAAACACGTTCGGCCGTTTCTACATCAAGGTCACGTCAACGGCCTCTGACGCCTCCGTCGCGCTCGAAACGAGCCCAGACAACACCACCTACACGCAGATGGCCCTCGCGAGCGGCGGCAAGCCCTGGGCCTACGCGAGATCCGACCACCGGCAGCGCTACGCGCGGGTGAACGTGGTCTCTCTCGGAACCGGTACGCCTCCGGTCGCGGCCGTCATAACCTGTAACCCGTAGGACGCATCATGGCCGTACTCGCCAAGACCGTAGCAGCAGCAGTTACCGCAACCGGCCCGCAGACGGCAGTAGACCTTACCGTCATGGCCCGGAGCCTTACCATGCAGACGACTCTCGGAGGCGTCGCAGACCAGCAGGCCCAGGTAGAGCTTGAGGTCTCCCTGGACGGCGTGAACTTCTGGGGAATCGGCTACACCACCGGAGCGGGCCAGCTCAATAACGACCAGGACGTATGCCAGTATGTCCGGGCGAACGTCCTTAAGCTAGCGAGCGGGAACGTTACCGCAGTAGTGGGTTACGTTTCGGGCTAATCCGCGCTACAATTAAGGGAGGCGATGAAAGGCGGAACAATGGCGGTCCACGACGTATCGCGCGAGCTACGCGGCTATCATGGGCGCTGGACTAAAGGCGGCGCACTCATGCATCGCCTCGCTCAGGAAGCCACAGCCGGAGGCGCGCAGACTAGGGGCATGCCTCACGATGAGATCGTGAAGCAGACCGCTCTAGTCATACGTGGTACCGGACGGCGCATCAACGGCCACCGTGTAGACCGGACGCAGAAGGACAAGTTCAGGGTCGGCCTGCTTAAGCCCGGAGGCCGCGACACTAAGGTCTATGACACCGTTGAAGGCGCAGCAAAGGCCATAGCGGAGGGCCAGCATCACGATGAGGGCAAGTCCTCCGCTTTCCGCGCAGCCGTCCGTTCTCACGAGCCCGCAGGGAAGCCTCCGGAGCATAAGGCCGGAGATCATGTCACGATTCACGAGGGCAAGTACAAGGGTGAGACCGGAGTCGTGACGGGCCTGCCGAGTATCCAGCGGCCGGATCTCATCTCCGTGAAACGTAGTGACGGCAGTACCATTCTCGTCAACAAGGCTCACGCCAGTAAGATCGCAGCTCCGTCCGGGCTTTCCGGCATGAGTGACCGCAGCCTAGAGCTAATGGTTCAGCGTCATGGCTATAACTGGAAAGGCGCAGAACGCGAGCTTCAGGCAAGGCGTGCGGCGCAGGAGGCTAAGCTTGCGGCAGGCCGTCCAGCTCCGGGAAGTATGGAATCAAAGATTGCCAGGGTTGAGGCTAGCTTCCGCGAGGAAGGAATCAGCTACACACCGCAGGACCTGGTAGCAACCCGGCTGGATTCGGTCCTGGCCGACCTCCGGGCAGGCGACCAGTTTATTACCATCAAGGTGCCGTCCGGTTCAGAAATCTCCATGCCTCGTGACGTAGCGCAGGAGCTAGCGAACCGGGCTCGCAAGAGCCAGCAGACATACCTGAGAGGCCGGCACTATTAATGGCGCACTGGGACGTTAGCCGCGAGCTACGCGGAGAGCACGGCCGCTGGGCTAGGTCGGCCGCTGGGCTCCGGCGCATGTCCCAGGAGGCAGGCGAGGCCCGTGCGCCGATGTCCCTAGAGCAGGCCCATGCCAAAATGCTCGATATCCGCAAGAATTTCGAGCGCGGTAAAGGCTACCAGGTTAACGGCTTTACCGTTCATAATATGGGTGATGAGGGCCTCCGGGTAAGAATGCCCGGTCAGACAAAGATATACAAGGATCCACGCGAGGCCGCAGTCGCAGTCTTCCGGAAGGCGCATCACGAGGAAGGCCGCGCACCAATCCCGCTTCCCGGTGGCGCTCCTGCCCCGGAACCTCCCAGGCGGCCGCATCTCGTCACCGGGGCAAAGATCTCTACCGGCCTAGGCAATAGGAAGTCCGTAGAGTACAACGGCGAGTATGCCGGCACGATCTATTCCACGCACGAGGGAAAGTACAGGGCATTCTATAACGGCAAGCCAGTAGGCGAATTCGCCTCGCCGGAGGAAGCGGCTAACTCGATTGTCTCGCAGCACATAGCTACAAAACGAGGATCACCACGGCCGGAGGAACCGCCACGCTTTCCCGCAGGCATCACGCCTCCGAAACGCCGCGAGATAACTACAGAGCCCGGTATACGCGGTCAGGTAGAGCCCGGATCTCTCGCGATTACCGCGAGCGGAGTTAGCCGCGATGACAAGGTAATGATACGCGGGAAGGTCCTGAGGGCATCCGCGCATCAGGGCCAGGTAACGCCTAACCTGGTTAAGAAAACTCAGATAACCGTTACCAAGACACCGCACGGCCGGAGGAAGCAGGCGACGCTCGCGTCGCATACCGGCCAGCTGAATACGCTTCATATCAAGCCCAGCGTAATGACCGGCGCGCATTCAGAGTCTACCCTCAGGTACAACCGTGGCGGCTGGTGGGTGCCGACTGACGATAAGCACGACCTCTCGATGAACGTTATGACGCACGAATTCGGGCACGGCGTTCATGGTGAGCTTAACCGGCAGGGGATTATCCTAGCAAACCGGCAGTCGCCATACGCCAAAACTGATAGGGAACAGGCATTCTGGAACGGCTTTGCGGATGCCCTAGGCATACCACGCCCAGTAAGACAGGAAGTCCCGCAATACGTCAGTGAGACTGGCAACTATATGGATATCGGCCGCTGGTTCGCCCAGAACAAGCGAACCATAAAACAGAAGGTTTCGGAATACGGCTCTAGCAATCTCAACGAGATGATGGCTGAGCTGTGGACCGAATACCGCTTGAATAGCACGCCGCGTGCTCCGGCTAAATACTTTGGAGATTACGTACTCAGCCATCTAAGGAATCCATAATGACAGTACGAATGAAGCCTGGAAGCCCGGATCCAGAAACGGGCGAGCCTACCCAGGACACCCTGCTTTCCGATTCCGGATGGGAAGACCTGGACGGGACAGAGGAAGACCAGACGCAGCAGAACCTGAGCCGGATAGCCCGGAGCCTCCGCAAGGGACAGAGTGGAAATAGCGCCCAGGGATAGGCTGATAACTATCCCGGATGGAATCCCTCGCCTCACGCTAGGATGGGAGGCGATTCGCTGGGCCACAATGTACCTCCGGCAGCCTGACGGCCCGAACGCAGGGAACCGCTGGGAATTCGTAGAGTCGCAGGTGCGCTTCCTCCTGTGGTGGTACTCGCTCCGCGAGGATACACGCTGGGAGTATTACCACGGTGTCCGGAGGTTCGCCAAGGGATACGGTAAGAGCCCATTCGCAGCCGTTCTAAGCCTCATCGAGCTACTGGCCCCAGTACGGCTCGACCACTTTGATCCGGACGCTCCTGGAGGCTGTGTGGGCCGGAAAGTCCCGATGCCCCTAGTCCAGATAGGCGCGAGCAGCCACGATCAGGCTAACATCAATACCATGCGGATGGTCCGGGCTCTGGTGCCTAAGAATTCCCGGATACTCCGTGACTACGATGTGGAGCCTGGCAAGACAATCTTCCACGTTCCCGGAGGCGGCCAGCTAATGGTGATTACCTCCAGCCCGACAACGGAGGAAGGTGCCCTGACGACATTCGCCATTCTCGACCAGACGGAGAGCTTTACGCCTAGCAACGGAGGCGTAGACCTCGCGGAGGTAATGGACCGGAACGTCGCCAAGTCCGGCAGCCGGATAGTCGAGACATCTAACGCCTGGGAGCCTGGGAAGGAATCAGTAGCCGAGACTACATTTGACACCTGGGTCGCGCAGGAGGAAGGCCGCCTGAAAGGCAAAGGCCGAATCCTGTACGACTGCCGTATGGCACCTCCTGATGTTGATTTCGATGATCCGGCCTCTATCCGCAAGGCTGTAGAATTCGCGTACGGAGACGCCTACTGGGTTGATGTCGAGGATATCGTTGAGAACCGGATACTGAGCCCGCGTACCACCCTGGACGTTAGCAAGCGATATTACCTTAACTGGCCGGAGAGCCCGGAGGATGCCTGGACTACCCAGCAGAAATGGGCGAGGCTCGCGGCTCCAGATTTCCGTATCAATGACGGCGACGATATTGTAATGGCATTCGACGGCTCGCGGGTAGAGGATGCTACTGCGCTTATCGGCTGCCACGTTGAAAGCGGCTACGTATTCGTGCTTGGTATATGGGAGCCGAGAGGCACACGCTACATTCCGGCTGATGAAGTCCATGCCGCTATCCAGATGGCTAAAGAGCGGTGGCACGTCTGCGCTTTCTTTGCGGACGTTAAGGAATGGGAACAGTCCGTCAAGATAACCTGGCGTGAGTGGTTTGAGGATATCGTGGATGTCTGGGCCGTTCCCGGAGGTCGCGACCCACAGCCGGTCGCCTGGGATATGCGGAGTCACGTAGGCGAATTCACTCAGGCCTGTGAAATGGTGCTCTCGGAAATCGAGTCCGTGAAACCGCCATTCGTGCATGACGGCGATTCCGTGCTAGGCCGTCACGTCGCGAATTCGCGGAGACGGCCGAACCGCTGGGGAATTAGCATCGGCAAGGAAAGCCCAAAGAGCCCTAACAAGATAGACGGTAACGTGACAATGATAATGGCGCGGCACGCACGGAGGCTAGTGCTCGCGTCAAAGAAATACAAAGAGCGTAAGGAACAGGCCCTGAAACGGGCCGGCAGCCGAGTCTGGAGCTTCAGCTAATGATTATTGATCCTGGTGAACTGATCCAGCTTACCTCTCAGGCCCTACTCGCGCGCCAGCAGGAACAGCGTAGGCTCGCCCGGATAGCCGACTACACCATAGGCAAGCAGGATCCACCGTACACGCCGAAAGGCGTCAATGCTGAATACCGGTGGATTGCAAAGAAAGCCAGGCTGAATTTCCTGCCGCTTATCGTCTCGGTGATCTCGCAGAATCTTCACGTGGATGGCTACAAACCGTCCGGTACAACGGCAAACCAGGCTCTCGCCCCGCAGCGGCCGCAGCCGGAATGGGAAGCCTTCCGGGCTAACCGTATGGTCTCGCGACAGCACGGCGTTCACCGGGCCGTCTCCAAATTCGGTTCCGCGTACGTTGTGGTGCTGCCAGGCCAGATGTCTACCCAGGAGGAACAGCCCGCAGACGTTCCGGTTATCCGGCCGGTATCACCTCGCCGGATGACGGCTTTCTATGCTGATGACGTCGATGACGAATGGCCTCAGTTCGCGCTAGAGGCCAGGGTGGTAAACCTTCCGGGCGGCAAGTCGCAGATGCTGGTATCGGTATACGAT